TAGTAACTATCAAAAGAAATATATTAATAAAACAATAGATATAACCGTAGTGAGTTTCACTGCTGATGGTTTACAGACTGCGTTTAGTGTTGGTGAGACTATCGGTATACTTTTTAATGTTGCAATTAATGGTTTGATTCAAGAAAGAGATGTTGATTATTTTCATGTTGCTGGTACATCTAAGGTAACTTTTGTGACTCCACCATTAGAAGGTAGTGTTATTACCATAACATATTACAAAGGAAGAAATAGTGTTATAATTGATACTTACGGTAGACCTATTCAAGTATCGACTGAGTATTTTACTTACAATGGTTCAACATTATCTTTCACGGTTGTAAACGTAATAGATAGTATTGTTACATTAGATATTAATGGTCTTGTAGAAGAAGAGGGTGTGGGTTTTGAAATAACGAATCAAAGAGTGGTCACATTACAAGGTGCACCGGTTGTAGGTTCTAAAATAGGTATTACCTATCTACATTAATCACTCACCGTACAAATCTTTTTTCTTAGGTTTACAATTTTCTTCTATTAATTTTTCTAAAAATTTATAGATTTTTATTCCCTTTTCATCACAAAACTTTTTTAACATTTCGTGATGTTTTTCACTTATTTTAACGTTTTTAACTGTGTTTTCCATACTAAAGATAAATTAAGATATTATTAGATAAATAAATATCTATTTTAAAAATATTAGGGAAATCTTTCATAAAAACAAAGATATTTATAATGAAAGTAATAAATTATTTAACCAAACATTTATCAATGGCAAGTTCAAACAGAGTTTTCGTTTCTCCAGGTGTTTACACCTCAGAAAAGGATTTAACATTTGTGGCTCAAAGTGTGGGTGTTACAACACTCGGTTTAGTAGGTGAAACCCTGAAGGGTCCTGCATTTGAACCAATATTAATTAGCGACTTCGATGAGTTTAAAACATATTTTGGTCCATCATCACCTGTAAAAGATGGTAATGGAAACCCGAAATATGAATTACCATATGTTGCAAAATCTTATTTAGAAGAATCAAACCAATTATTTGTAACCCGTGTATTAGGACTTAGTGGATACAAACCAAATAAAACTTACGGTATTAAAACCTTAGGTGGTGTTTCAATCACATTAACAGGATACACATCGACAACAGGTCTAACATTTGATCCTGTGACGGGTGGTACAATATCAGGTGAACTTTCAGGTAAAACGGCTTTTGATGGAACATCAATCACGGATTATATTGAAACAGTATTTAGTGGTTTCACTACTGGTGATACAGGAACATGGTTTGTTATTGGTAAACCCGATGCAGATGATGTTGCCGCATTAACAGCATCTGATGAAGTTGTGTCACCTCTAACAGGTCAAGATAACGAAACATCTAATCATCAAAAAGAATGGTATAACGTATTTTTCAATAGTGGTGCTACAATCACAGATGTATATTCATATCTATTTGTTTGGAACGATGACCACTTTGATGTTACAAGATATGAATACAACGCGTCCTTGAATTCAGATTATCATGACGTTGTAGTAGCCGCTCTTAGATCAAGAGGTTCTTATAGTGGTCAAACATTAAATTTAGAAGTTACGGGTTCAACTGTAAGTATTTCGGGTGATATCACAGGTAATCCTTTAGGTGAGTTTACTTTAAATGTAACAGGTTCTACAAGTGGTGCAAAATCATTTACTTGTTCATTAGACACAACATCAACAAAATTCATCACCAAAGTTTTAGGTCATGAAGTTTTTGATAAATCAAAATCGGATTTTCCTTTATATGTACACGAAGTTTATTCGTCTCTTTTAAAATCTGCTTTTGATAAGGGTTTAATTAGAGGTTTGAGTACAACGGTTGTGGAAGAATCTGACGCTAACAACTTCTTGGGTCAGTGGGACACTACAATATCTCCTATGGTTGTTTCTGAAGTTCGTGGTGGAAAGGTTTCAAATTTATTTGAAGTTATCACAATTTCAGATGGTGAAGCGGCAAACTTCCAAGTTAAAATAACGGTTCAAAACATCGATTTAGATAGTGGTGATTTTGATTTAATAGTTAGAGATTTCAATGATTCTGACGATAATATCGTTGTGTTAGAGAAATTTACAAGATGTAATATGAATCCTGACTTACCGGGTTATGTTGCTAAAAAAGTTGGAACCTCAGATGGTGAATATGAATTACGTTCAAGATACATTATGTTATCTATGGCGGATAATCACCCAGCCGACGCGTTCCCTGCGGGTTTCAAAGGATTTAAAAATAACGGAGCATTTGGTAGTGGAAATAAATTAGGTAGTGTTTTATACAAAACCGAATACTTTGATGCGGGAGATGTAATATCTTATGAAGTAGACGGTACACCTGTTCTATCAAATGGTGACAAAGTAAGAAAGGTTTCCTTAGGTCTATCATCTCAAGTTGGTTTTGATAGAGACTTATTGAAATATAAAGGATTAGGAGCATTAACAGAAACTTTTGGTTTCCACTTATCAACAAACGCATCTTCTATAACAGGAGTAACATTTCAGTGTACACCATATGATTTAGAGGGTTCAGATAAGGATAAGTTGGAAAACTCTTCATTCCGTAAGTTTACATTTGCGGTATTTGGTGGATGTGATGGATGGGATATATACAGAAACGTTAGAACTAATGGAGATGCTTTCATATTCGGTAAGAATGTATATGTAAGTGGACATACAGCTAATGGAGGTGTTTTTAGTTCAACCGTAGGAAATTCCGACTATTACTCATACTTAGAGGGTATCGAAACATTTTCAAACCCTGAGGCGGTTGATATTAACGTATTCGCAACTCCGGGTATTAACTTCCTTGACCACAGTTCATTAGTAACTCAAGCAATCGATATGATTGAAAATGATAGAGCGGATTCACTATATGTAATGAATTCACCTAACCTATCCACTTCAGATGAAATAATTGATAGTTTGGACAGCGCATCGATTGATAGTAACTATTCAGCCACATATTGGCCTTGGATTCAGGTTAGAGATGGGGACAATGCGACACAATTGTTCATACCCCCAACAGGAGAAGTTCTAAGAAATATAGCGTTAACGGATAATGTATCGTTTCCTTGGTTTGCTGTGGCGGGATATTCAAGAGGTTTGGTAAAATCGATAAAGGCCTACAAAAAATTAACTTTAGACGAAAGGGACGACTTATATAAAGCCAGAATTAACCCAATAGCCACTTACGCCGATACAGGAACAATAATTTGGGGTAATAAAACCCTTCAAGTGAAAGAATCTGCACTTGATAGAATTAACGTAAGAAGATTATTATTAAGAGCAAGAAAGTTGATTTCGGCGGTGGCGGTTAGATTGTTGTTTGAACAAAACGATGATCAGGTAAGAAATGAATTCTTGAGATTGGTAAATCCAATTCTTGAGTCAATTAAGAAGGAAAGAGGTTTATATGACTTCCGTGTAACAGTTTCTAATGATCCAGAGGATATTGATTCTAACACACTTAGAGGTAAAATATACATTAAACCAACTCGTTCTCTTGAATTTATTGATGTTGAATTCATTATTACACCTACAGGTGCATCTTTTGATAACATTTAATAAGAGAATATATAAAAATAAAAAGGGAGTCCATTGGATTCCCTTTTTTTGTTTCACATGTTCCACGCGGAACCATTTTTTATAATAATTATACTTTTATATACAATCCAGTATGCTGGAACCAGATATTCTAGTATTTATTAATAAGTTAAGAAATATTCTAGAACTGGATACTGGGACTAGTAAAAAACTAACTAAAATTTTTGATAAAATCAAGTATTTAATCAAATATAGTTTAAAAAAAATATTTCTTGATTTGAATATATTTATAGGAATAAAGAATAATTAAAAACTTAACAAATACAAAATGGCAGATTTATTAATGAAAATGCCGGTTCCTTATGAACCGAAGAGACAAAACCGATTCATCGTTAGATTCCCGTCATCCTTGGGTATCAATGAATGGTATGTAACATCAGCGGCTAGACCAAGTGCTAAAATCAACTCTGTGGCTATCCCCTTCTTAAATACATCGACGTATGTTGCAGGAAGATTCGAATGGCAGGAAATGAGAGTAACCTTTAAGGACCCGATTGGTCCATCGGCTTCACAGGCGTTAATGGAATGGTTCCGTTTACATGCAGAATCAGTAACAGGTCGTATGGGATACGCTGCTGGATATAAAAAAGACATTGAATTAGAAATGCTTGACCCGACAGGTGTTGTGGTTGAAAAGTGGATTCTACAAGGTACATTTATTACCGACTTAAACTTCGGTGATTTAGATTATTCAAGAGATGAAATTGCCACTATCGTATGTTCACTTAGAATGGACAGATGTATCCAAGTTTACTAAAATAATAAATCTGTCAAAAATAAGGTATCTCAAAAGGATACCTTTTTTTATTTTAAAACTTTACATTCAAATAGTTATTGAATATATTTTATTATATGGAACAATTTGTAGTAGACCCAACAATTGCATATGATGTTGTAGAATTACCAAGTAGAGGTATTCATTATACAATACAAAAAAAATCTT